ATATAATACCGAGGAGAGAAAAGACAGGGCATGTATAGATAGTAATCTATACGTTATGTTTGATATAAGGTTTTTTCTTGTTTATTTTTTAATAGGCTCGCTGCGCTCGCCTGATATATCATATATAATTATATATCTCCCGGAAACTTGCTACTTGTATTGGTTTAGAAAATCCGGGTTTATTTTGCGTTTTTTAAGGTATGTTACTAATTTCCGGTGGGAGTATTTGTTATGATCGAAATTAAAGCGGTAATTAGTTATACTGTTAATTACTTCAGTAGATTCCCCGGATTTGCTGTATATACAATCATAGTCTATTGCATTGGTATGTACTATTAGATTTAATGCATTCGCTACGCTTTTAAAGTTAGATTTAATGTCTTTGTATGTATCTAACTTTTCGTTAATATAAAATATAATATTTTTTTTATGCTCTTTAAATTTTACCTGTATCTCAAGTACATGTTGTAATATATAATAAACTAACAGTCTGCTTGCATCTTTTTTAGGTAAATCGTCAGCAAACACCCGAAACTCACTTCTCAACTTTGTTAGATAGCTGTTTTGTATATCTTCAGCTACACTTTCAAAGTCTACTACTATCAAGTGAAGATCTGTCTGGTAATAACGCATTACTGTTTATAGTAGTGCCAATTTCTTGTTGTGCAAGCTTTTTTAATAGTGCATCCGGTGCTCTACCTATACGACAGTTAATAATACCGTTGTAAAACCCTTCTTTTAATAATACATTATTATCGAACTGTATTTTAGCTTCATAGTATGCTAACTCAAACTTACTATCACAAAAGCGTAGTATTTCAAATTTAAATTTGTCTTTACCGAGTGTTTCAATATCTTTATTAACATCATTTGACGATGATGTGTAGGTTTTCCAGTCGGTCTCTATATCAAAGTGTCTTTTGTTTTTTCTTCCTTTGAGAGGTTTGAGTTTTTTGACGCTTTTAATTTGTTTTTTTCCAAAATATACCCGACCGTTAACGGTGTTAGTAATGCGGTATATAAAACCGTAAGGTAGATTATTGCTATCAAAACTCTCATTAGTAGTCCAATGCCCTAAGTCCATTTAAGTTGACTTATTACAAACCTGGCGGAGTTCTACGGATGACCTTAAACTTGGATTTAAAGCCTGGATTGTTTTTAGGGGCTTTAAATTTAGATTTTCTCTTTTTAGGTGCTTGATTACCCCAAATATTACGTGCATCTCCGGGGGCATAAAAATCACCCGACTGACCGGTATTTGCTGGATGAGCTTGCCCGGAACCGAAAGCTGTACCGGTAGTAACACCTGCACCAGCAGCTGCTCCCATATCTTCTAAAATTTCTTGTATCTTTTTATTAAATTTTTTCACGGTTGATTATATTAAGAATTATAATATACTTATGTTGTTTATTATGGACTTACCTGATTTAGATACACTATTTAATAATTACCAAACTGAAATCGTTCAGGATATACAGGTAGATGAACTATCCCTTAAGGATAAAGCAATGCTTGTACCTACTATTAAACATAAATGGGTAGCTCGAATGATGCAACACAAAGCACAACTACGTAAGTTCCAAGCAAAGAAAAAAGAACTTATTAAGAACACCGCAAATGCGAGTCCTGTTTCAATGAGTAAAACTGCCTTAGAACAACTTTCTCAAAATAACCCAAATATAGTACAGTTAACCGAGTATATTGAAAAATTAGAAGGTATTATTGAATACCTTGAAAAAGTAGAAAAGCTAACCAGCTCGTTAACATACGATTGTAAGAACGTAATTGATCTACAAAAGCTTGAAACAACCTAATGGTAGTAGAATTTCAATACGACCCTAAGCGTAAAGAAGTAAAGATTGTTTCGGAATACCTTAACAATATTAAAGAACGTTTTAGTGTAAAAAATCCGGGCGCTCGTTTTAATCGTTATCAGAGATTTTTACCTCAGCGTACCTATGCTATAACTAATGCTGGTTATTGTGGTATAGGTTTGGTTCCAGAGATTATAGATTATCTTAACTCTCAAACTATACCTTTTGAAATAAAAGCTAATCAAGAGTATAAAGATGTATTACAACAAACACATATTCTTGTACCTGGATCGCATAAAATATTAGAGAGTGAATTTAAGCTTAGAGATTACCAAGAAGCTGCTGTTAATAAGGCTTTAGAAAAGGGTCATGGAGTTGTAGAGTTAGCCACAGGTGGTGGAAAGACATTAATTATAGCTAATTTAGTTTATGCAGCGCTGCACAGTATCAAACTTACTGAAAAAGTATTGATTGTGGTGCCAGACTTAGGCTTAGTAGCTCAAACATATAAAGACTTTACTTCATATAATTTTCCTATGGAAATAGTGAGTAAATGGACAGGCGATACTGAGTTAGATCCTAATGCCCGGGTTATTATAGCTAATATGGGTATATTACAAAGTAAATCTTCAGATATAACTTGGTTTAACAAAGTTGGTTTGTTAGTTGTAGATGAATGTCATAAATTGCGTAGAGGTAACAAAGTATGTAAACTTATAGATAAAATACCTACTTTAAGGCGTATTGGTTTTACCGGTACATTACCAGAGAACGACATCGATAAATGGAATATTAATAATTTTATCGGGCCTGTAATATTTAAAAAGACTACTACCGAGTTAAGAGAAGCAGCTGGTGGGGAATATATTGCTAATGCTCAAGCTCTATCACTACATATAGAATATGCAATGAAGCCTGATTATACCGCAGTATCTGCATCTCAGCGCTATTTGGTAGAGTTAGACTTTATACATACAAATAAATTTCGTAATGAGGTTATTAAGAGTATTATTAGTAAACTAAATAATAACAGCCTTATACTTGTGGATCACATAGCACACGGTGAAAACTTATATAATACTCTATCTACCTTAGCCGGTAAACAAGTATACTTTATACAAGGCAGTGTTGAAGTTGAAGACCGTAAAAAAGTACAAGAACTAATGGAACAACATAACAATGTTGTATGTGTTGCTATAAGTAAGATTTTTTCTACTGGAATTTCTATAAAAAACATACATTATATAGTGTTTGCTGCAGGCGGTAAGTCAAAGATCAAAACTTTACAGTCTATTGGTCGTGGTCTACGCGTTCATGAAAATAAAGATATTCTTACTATCATTGACGTTGTGGATGAGCTTATCTATGGTGGTAAACATTACGAAAAACGAAAAGAATTTTATGCCCTTGAACAAATCAAAATTACCGAAAAAACAATTACCGAAAGCTGAAAGCCCACCTAAGGTTAAAAAACCTTTAAGTGAGTCAGCTAAAGCTAAAAAAGTATATTATGTGAGCCCAGCTGAATTTACAGCTGAGTTACGCAAATACTATGAAACAGACATTATTACTGATGACTTAGCAATGATGATTAAAAACATTGCTTATGGCCTCGCACATGCCTCGAATTTCATTAATTATACATTTAAAGAGGATGCTATCGGTGATTCATTAATAAACATGTTTAATGCATTGAAAGATAAAAAATACAACTTTGACAAGGGTAGTAATCCATTTTCGTATTTTAACTCAATTTCTTTCAACTGTTGGCGTAGCCGTATAAAAAAAGAAAAACGTATGAGAGATACATTAGCAGCATATCAAGAAGAAGTATACAGCATTATTGGACCTCAAGTAGGTGTTGATGATCCTGTTAACCCTAACAACAAACATGCAGATTAATAGTCCAAGAGTAGGTATTTTTTCAGACCCTCATTATGGTGTGCACCGTAATAGTGAAACGTGGCACAAGATTGCTTTAGAGCATGCAAGGTGGGCGTCGGAACAATTCAAACAACAGGGCATAAAAGATATAATAATACCAGGAGATATATTTCATGATCGTAATGACATTGCTGTTAACACTCTTCATGTGGCTACTGACATTTTTGATATATTGCGTGATTTTAACAACATTGTTACTGTGGGCAACCACGATGCTTATTACCGTGACAATTCTACCGTTAATTCCGTATCCATACTTCGCGGTTGGAGTAATATTACTGTTGTTGATAAGCTTGCGATCGAAACACTCCAAGGAAAGAAAATAGCTTTTTGTCCATGGGGTCAGGATATTAATGAAGTACCTAAGTGCGATTTAATTATAGGTCATTTTGAGGTTAATAGTTTCAAGATGAACTCTTATAAAGTATGTACTAATGGGCTTAAAGCTTCAGATTTAACAGATAGAGCTCCTTTAACTATTACAGGGCATTTCCATCATAGAGAGGAACGCAAATACAAGGATGGTACGATTCTTTATGTGGGTTGTCCTTATCAGCAGGATTGGGGTGATTATGGTACTACCAAAGGTTTGTATATTTTAGACTTAAAAGACTTAAGTTATGAGTTTATTGTTAACAATGTATCACCTCGTTATAACAAGATTAAATATTCTGAAATAGCTAATGGTGTATACACAGCTGAATCACTAAAAGGATTTATACGTAACAATATAGTAAAGTTTTATATAGATAAACAACTTACACCTGAAGTAGTAGATAACATTGTCAGAAAGATTGCTTCAATTAAACCTGTTGAACTTACTTTAGAGTATGATTATTCAGAACTATCTAAACTTAATGTAGAAGAAGCTAATACTAAGGATTTTAGTATAAGTGTTGAAAACTCTATATCGGAATTTATTGATTTATTAGATGTTAATCATAAAGATAAGGTAAAGAGTTACGTAACTGATTTATACCATAGAGCACTAACAATAACATGAAAATAGGAGTAGCAGTAATAGCGTGCGATAGACTGGAATACACTAAACAGTGTGTTGCAAGTGTACTCGCAAATAAAGGTCCATTGACTGATATTATTTTAATTAACGATGGTGTTAAGATACCAGACGGGGAATTACCTGAAGGAATTGAAATAATGAACAATAGACCCCCTTATCAGTCTGTCGGTAAGGCTAAAAATAGAGCTATGCAGGTATTAGTAAATAGAGATTGTGATCATATATTTCTTATTGAAAATGATATTATAGTTCAAACACCAGACGTATGGCAAAAATATATTGATGTTGCTAAGACTACCGGTGTAAAGCATTTAAATTTCGGTTATCATGGCCCAGCTAATAGAACACCGGATTATAAGAAACCGAATCCCAGATACGTTGTAGAGTATCCAGACGGTATTAAATTAGCACTTAATTTACATTGCGTTGGTGCGTTTTCATATTTTAATAAAGCATTTATGAAAGACGTTGGTTACCATGACACTTTCTTCAAAAATGCATGGGAGCATGTAGAGTTATGTCAAAGAGCTATTGCTAAAAATTATTTACCTGCTTTTTGGTGGTTTCCTGATGTAGAAGGTAGTGATGAAATGCTTAAAGAAATACCCGGCTCTATAC